TCCGTCGTCCCGGCGACGTAGACCGGAGCAAACGGGAGCGTCCAATACCAATAGCTGCTGCTGCCGAACACCGTCGTGCTGCCCATCTTGAGGATGATCGCGACATCGACCCAGTGCCCGATGCGCACATACCGGCCACTGAGCAGGCCGTTGCCGAGCGTGGGGCCGATGCCATCGGGGCCCGCCCAGGTCGGCGTATAGGCCGTCCAGACCCCGGCGACGCTCGGCAAGGCATCGATTTGGTTGTAGAGCTCCGTCTTCCAGGCGTTGTTGATGATCGTCCCGGTGGTGCCCGACCCGTCGTCGTCGATGATGGGCGTGCGCGTGATGGCCATCTAGACCGTTCCTCTCAGCACCCGTAAGAGATCCTCAAACGAGAAGCGTGAACTCGAGGCCGTGACCGTATAGGTCGGCATCACGTGCGGGCCGAAGGCGCCGATCGTCACGTGCTGAATCTTGTAGAGGCCCGAGACGTGCGGCACCTCCAGCGTCGCCGACACCGTCCGGCCGGCCCGGGTGTTCCGGTCCCGGCAGCGATAGGCCAACGTCAGCAGCGGCTGATTCTGCTGGGCGAGTTTCGCGAGCGCGCGCGCCGAGGCTTCCATGTAGCTCAAGCGCCCGTCCTGCAGATACTCCTCCTGCACCCCATCGCCCCCGAGCTGGGTGGCCAGCGCCGCCTGCGCGGCGACGTCCTCCACCTGGACGAGTAGATTCACGGGATCGCCGAGCACGATCGTCTGGACGATGGCGCCGGTGCCGCTGGCCGGGATCCCGCGCAGCGTCGGCGCCTCCGTGATCGACGAGTTATACGCAATCGACGCCGTGATCGCGCCTTCCCCGGCGGCGGGAATACCGGTGAGCGTGTTGCCGCTGATCCCGGTGTAGCTGATCACCTGCGACCCGTTGCCGACCACGGCCCATCCACCCGTGGCCACGAACACGCCGGCCCCCGCCACGACGAGGCTCGTCGCGCCCGCCAGGACCTGGCCGCTCGGCTGCGAGAGCGCCGAGGTATCCGTCGCCGGCGCCGCCACGCCGAGCGAGGCGTCCGCGGTGGTGTCGCTATACGTTGTGGCCGTGTTGTTCCCCAGGGTCACGAGCAATTTCAGCGGGACGCCATTCACGGTCGTCCGATAGATCTTCCGCGCGGTCACGGCCGCCGGGCCGGTGGCCACGGCGGTGAGAGTGACCTTGCGCGCCCCGGTCGTATCGACGGCGGGCGCCGCCACCCCGAGGCCGGCATTTGGCACGCCATCCCCGAAATAGGTGTTGGTGTTGTCGGTCTGAGTACTCACGAGCTTGTAGGGGCCGGATCCGTTGAACCGCCGATAGATCCGCCGCCCGATCACGATCGCCGGCCCGATGGGCAAGGGCGACACTTCGATGATCTGATTCGTCGCCGTCGTCGTCACCCCATTGCTCGCGGGTCCTGGTAAGGATTCGCCCGCGGCCGTCACCCAGGTCATCACGTAGTCATGCGTGCCGATGTCGACGTAGGGCGCGGCGGCGATGGGGTTGAGGGCGGCGACCAGCGCCGGGGGCGGGGCCAGTCCATTCGTGGTCTCGGCCACCGTGACCGGGCTGGGCAACGATTCGCCCGAGGCCGTGACGAAGGTATACGCATAGCCGTAGAGGCCGACGCCCAGGCCGGCGCCGTTCGCCGGCGTCGCCACGACCGCGCTCGCGGGCTGCGCGCCCGGGCCCACCAGCGTCCCGCCCCCGCCCGGGCGGATGCTCGTATAGGCGACGCGCTGCGGCCCACTGGTCACGACGCCCCCGCCGGGGTTGTAGCGCGACCCGTCCTCGACGGGGATCGCGGTGGTGCCCGCCGCACAGGTCGCGAGCGCATTGGCGCCGCCGCCCTCGACATACATGCGGGACACGACCTGGCTGAGATCCGCCGTCTCCGTGACGTCGCCGAGCGACGGGTGCGCGAGCGTCAGCGGCCGCGGGTCGGTGTCGTCCGTCGTGTCGGTGATGAAGAAATGCAGATCGCGCGCGTAGTCGATGTACCAGTAGGCGCCGACGCGCTTCGCGAGGGCGGTCAATGCCCCCGATACGGTCTGATTGGTAAACGTGATCTCGTCGACGCTATCCAAGCCCGCCTGCACGTGCACGCCGGTAAACCCGCTGGTGAATCGGCTGATCAGATCCAGGGCGATCGTCGTCGCCGACGTGCTGAGATAGCGCCCGAGCACCAGGCGGCGATCGAGCAGGTAGGTGTAGTCGATCCCGTGGAGGATGACCGCGGGATTGGCGGGCGTCAGGTCGTAGCCCTTGTCTTTCGCGAGCACGACCCCGGCGAAGTCACGCACGAGCGTATTGCTGCTGCCGAGTGTGATGATGATCTCCGATCCGAGCGGCGGCCCTTGCTCCGCCCCGCCGCCCCAATGCTCGCCGCCGATCAATTTCATCGAGCAGGTATTCGGCGTCTCATCGAGCACGTCAGTAATCGTGAGCGAATCCATCGCCACCCCGATGCGCGCGTCGTCGCGGATCGTGCCGACCCGGATCCCCCCGATCGTGATGAACGGGTGGCCGCTGTGATAGCCGCCCCGGCTCGCGCCGCCGCGCATGACGTTGCCGAGCGCGTACATCAGCGCCTTGTCCGATCCGGTCAGGCCCATCACACACTCGGCGGCACGCGCACGCCCTGTTGCCGCAGATTCGTCATGATGGCGCGCCCGACCACGTCGGCGATCTGGGCGGGGGTGCCGAGCGGCTGTGTCACGTTGACCGTGATCGAGACGGCCCCGCCCACGGCGGCGCCGGATCCCAGGGGCACGACCGCTTCCTTGCCGTGCAGCATCGCCAGCGTCCCGCTGCCGAAATCCCCCACCCCGCCCTCAGCAAAACTGTATTTGGGCAGCTGGAACGTCGGCGTGTAGCCCGGCGTGTAGCCGGCGAAGGAGGGCGCCTGGAACGATCCGCCCGTCGAGCCGCCCGCACTATTGGCGGCGGTATAGGTTCGTGTGGCGGCGGTGGCGGCATTCAAGGAGGCGACGGTCTTGTCGAGCGCGGTGGCCTTGCGCGCCGCCGCCTGCGCGGCATCGTCATCGGCCTTCGCCGAGGCGAGCAAGGCATCGGTGTATTGCTTGTAGAGCAGGTTCTCCTGCTGCGTTTGGTCGATGCCGGCGACCTTCTTCGCGTGCAGAGCGTCCAGCCCCTTCTGGAGGGTGTCATAGGCGGTGATCTGCTGGGCGATCCCCCCCGAGGCCGTCAGGCCATAGGCGGCGTTCAGCTTCGTTTGCGCGTCCAGTTCGGCGAGCACCGCCGCGTTGACCACGTCCTTGCGCTGGTTCTCGAGCGCGATGATCTTGGCGCTGATCGCCTCGTGCGCCTTGCCGTAGTCCTCGATCAACTTCATCCGATCTTTCTCGGACGTGATGTTGTCGTAGACCGATTTGGTCAGGGCGAGCTCCTGCGCATCGAGCCGCTGCAGCGCCGCCACTTGTTCCTCGGTCCCGTAGGCCTTTGCGTTCGCCGCGGCGACGGTGTCGAGCATCTTGATCTTGGCGGCATAGCTCGCCATCTGCTGCGCATCGGTGGCGGCTTGCAGTTTGCTGAGCTCGGAGATGGACGTCGCCACGGCTCTGACTTGCGTCTCGGTCAAACCGTAGGCCGTTGCCAGAGCCTTCTGCGAGACGCCGGCCGCGAGGTAGTACTTGATCGCCTCGACGACGGCGCCGTCGATCGTGTCGAGCGTGCCCTGCCAGCTTTGCCCCGCGGAGTTCAGCTCTACCATCGCGTCGGCCAGCTTCTTCGCCGCTTCCTCCTCGGCTTTCGTGAGGACGACGCGCTTTTCCTGCTTCGGCAGTTCGATGTCCGTCGCGGCGGCGGCCGCCTGGCCCGCGCGCGCCAGCTTGTCAAACGTCTCGACGAGATTCGTGGTATCGGTCGTGAGCAACACCAGCAGTTTCTGAAAGGTACTGAGCTTGCCAAAGGCCTCGGCCCCGATCACGGCCGCGCCGGCCTGCGCGGTCGCCGCGTTCTTGGTGCGAATCACGAACTTATCCCAGGCATCGCCCAGCTTATCTAGCGCGTCGATCTGCGCCGTCGTGGCCGCCTGCGCTTGCGCGGCCATATCGGTGAAGCCCTTTGCAATCGCGGGCGCGACGGCCGAGAACGACTTGCCCATCAGTTCCACACCGAGACGGTTGCGCTCCTGCACATCGGCCACGCCCTCGAGCGCCTTCGCGACCGTGTTGAATTGCTCGTCCGGCTTCAGTTGCATCAACGCCTGATAGTTCAACTTCAGCTTGTTGACCGCGTCCACGACGGGGGCCGCGCCCCCTTCCAACGCGACGCCGAGCTTGAACGCCGACTGGGTGAAGTCGTCGACCGAGACATGCGCGGCCGCGCCGACCTCGGCGAATTTCTGCAACTGCTCGACCGAGAGTCCGGTCTTCGCGCTCATGTCCGCGAGCGCCCCGGCGTTGTCGAGGATCGCCTTCCCCACGTCGATCAGGGCCTGCGCGCCTTCTCGGCCCCATTGCACGAGTTGGGTGGTGCCCAGGGAAATCCCGAAGCCGGCCAGGACACCGCTCGCCACCGACCAGGCCGACGTGGTGGTCTGCGTCGCCCCCGCGAGCCGCAGCATCTCTTCCGAGGCGCCGCGGGCATGATCGGCCAGACTCTGGACCCCGGCCGGCACGTCCTGGCCGAGCGCCCGCAGCTTGTCGACGGCCGTTTGCGCGGTGTTCCCGAGCCGTTGCAGCTCGTCGTAGGTCAGCTTCGTGACGCCGCCCAGGCGGTCGACGGCTTCGGCCGCCACCGTCGCCGCCTGCACGATCTTGACGCCCGAGATGGAGTTCTCCATCGCCGTCAGCGACGAGGCGACCTTCTTCGAGTTGTCCTCGAAGGCCTGGAGCTGCGTCTGCGCGACCTGCACGGCCGTGGTAAACACGGTGAAGTCCGCTTGAAATGTCGCGCTAATGGGCATCTAGTCCTCGCGCTCGGCCGCCGCGGCTTCCTCTTTCAGCATGTCGACTAACACTTCGTAATCGTCCAGGCTCAGACCGCGGACCCACTCGACGCGCCAGCCGCAGCGCCGGGCAATGGCGAGATCGCTGCGGATGCCGTCTCGCCAGCCTGGCCGTTTTTTCGGGCAACCCGCGCCGCTTCGCAGGCCGCATCGTGGACATCGACGGCGTCCGCAATCTCCCGATAGGTGTCGACATCGAGCCCGTCGATCGCCGACTCGCTGACGGGCTCCGGCCGCCCGTCCATCCCGAGCAGCGACCACCCGACGACATACTCGACGACCTTCGTGAGCCCGACTTTCTCCGGGTCCAGCTTCGTCGGCTGGCCGGCATGCATTTCCTTCACGAGCGCGCTGAAGATGCGGCGCGCTTCGCCGGCATTCAATTCCGCCTTGACGTCGATCCATTCGCCGCCCGAGAGCGGCAAGCGCATGACATCCCCTTGCACAAAGCGACAGCGTCGGTCTCCCATCGGGTCCTCATTGCTCCGGTTGGCCGAGCACCGCGGCGAGGTGGTCGCCGACCAGATCGAGCGTTTCGATCGGCCAGCACCACCGGCCCTTGTCGCGGTACGCGGTGAACCACAGCGGGCGCTGCCGGCACTGGAAGGCATCGGCGCGCGTGACACGCGCCGACAAGATCCAGCGGGCCTTGCCCTGCGGCTGTTCCTGTTTCGTGATCGTCCACGCCCCGAGCTGGGCGGCGATGCGATAGCTAAAGAGCAGCTCGCCCGCCGATCCCCGCACGGTTAACCGACGGAACACGCGCTACGCGGCGCGCGCCTGGTCAGGCGCCTGCGCCCGCGGCTCGCGGCTGCGTCCCTGCGGCCCGCGCAGCAGGGTGGCACCGCTGGCCATCGTCCACGGGCCGGCGGCCATCCACGTGCCGCTGACCGTCGGCGCGCTGTCGACTTTCACGTCGAGATCGGCATCGAGATAGGCGAGGCCCGAGAATTTGAACAGCGGCTCGGTGTCGTTGGGGGTGAGCTCGAGGAGTCCCGGCGTGTCGGCCAGCGCGGCTTCGAACATCGTCGTGTCGGCGCTGTTCCAGAAGCCCGCGAGCGTGCCCTGCACATCGGGTAAGCCGGGGACGTAGACTTTGTTGGGATCGCCGAAACAGGAGACGTCCTGCTTGGGGGTTTTCCAAGAAATCTTGAAGTTGTTGACGCTGATGATCTCGACCGGCGTGCCGGTGGTGCCGGTCGCGTCGTATTTTACGACCCCGTTGCGCCCTGAAAGAATCGCCATGGTTCGTCTCCTGTGTAACCCGTGGATTTACGGCAAGACCGGAAGGACCAACACGAGGCCGCCCAGGCTGTCGATGATGGGCGTGCCCGACTCCAGATTCAGAATGTGATCCCAGTTCATGCGGGGGCTCGCGTCGTCCAGCGTGAACGTCACGCCCGCCCAGGTGCTCATCGTGGCCGTGGCGCGAAACACCAACTGGGCCCGTCCCGGCGCGCTCGGATCGGTGACGTTGTAGTCGCTGAAAGACGGACTCAGCGGCAACCACTGATCGGGCGCCACCGCGGTATTCGAGGATCGGAGCTGTACGAGCACGTTGGTCGGATCTGGGACCGACACGGGCCCGTCCAGCCAGATCCCGATCACGAACAGCCCGAACTGTTCGGCGTGCAGCTCGCGCAGGTTCTCCACCGCGACCACCGACGCCGAGACAATCGCAAAGCGATACGCCGTCACGCGATAGCGCCCGCCGCGGCGCTTCCACACGATCGTTGGATCCACCTCGTCGACTTCGGTGCCGCGGACAAACTCTTCGCGATACAGCGCGCTCACCTGGTAGCCGGGCACGGTCAACGTGCCGTCCTCGAGCAGCGCATCGATCCGGGCCGCCGCCGCCGCCGCATCGCC